CCAATTGCATGAGCTGCTCCTGATAAAATTGGAGCTGCAGTATTAACCAATCCATTCATCAATGGACCGCCAATTGCTGACACGGCTGAACCAGCAATACCTAGTAAAGATTTTAGACCAAAAATCCTAGATACTGCTAGATCTACACAATCTCCTGGAAGACAATTGTGTACGATACGACCTGCTACGCCAGTCGGCAAATTACAAGTAATAGTATAATTACCTATAATTGGGCCAAACCCACCAGCGCTTTTCGGTATTAGGTGAGCAAAACGTTGAAATTTTTGCGAAATTGCGTTTTGTTCACCATCCCAAGCGAAATCGTATATTTTTGCCAGGTCAAGCTGGATTGATGTGACCTGATCAACAGGGATCTCCCCTTTGAACACCAGAACTGGAAATTCATCCAATTCCAATTCCTCACATTCTCCAATTGCATTATGAACGTTATATTGTTCAGCTGTTTGTGCAGTTGCAGGTGTGATAAATTGAGCTGGGTTCAAAGTCTGAGGAACTGATTCCTCTGGAAGACTCTGCTCTTCACCGCTAATTCTTAGCTTGTTGTACTCATACATCAACATATCTACCAATTCAATATGACGGGTATCAACATTGTTGTCTGGTTTCATTGGTAGTTGGAACTGTGAATCTCCAGGACGCAGCAAGACACTTACATTTAAATCTGCAATGTCACTAGTTCGGTTAAAGGCTATAATTCTATAAGCCAATTCAACTTTACTTTCTGCTGTTCGCATCCATGGATTCAACCAATGTCGCGGCAATTGTGTGCTTGACGCGAGACCATTGAGTACTTTTGGTATAAGTGGAATTTCCACTTTACCTCCAAACTCTACTAGTGAAATACTAGAGTTATTGATTGAATCTTTAACTTCCAATACTCCACTAATTTGCGGCGGGCGTGGTATATTTATTTGTGCGACCATTGTTCGAATATATCCGATCGCTTTACTACCTGTTGTCCAAACGTTTCTCCTCCATGGTAAAACCATAGATTCACCGTCTCGAGCCAATGTTATATTATTGTAAGGATCAATAGTTAACACTGTCCATGACATGTTTGCTGGATTAGATAGTTTGATTTTTACAAAATCATACCACTTTGTTGCCAAATGACCAGTATCGTTCTTTCGTGTTGCCACTGCTGATGCTGGTGTATCTGGCTTCTCTGCTTCTTTTTCTACTTCTGGTGCTACAGGAATAGCAGAGTGATCATAGATCAATTCCTGGACCATTTTTCCTCCTTCAGCTGAAATTTCATTATCAGCTTGTTCTTCACCTTCAACTTCTGGTGTATCTGGAGGTGTTGGTGGTGGTGGTGGTGGTGGTATTGGTACTGGGATAAAATTCATACCAACATGGTTATAAGCTTGTGTGTCATTTATTTTATAACCTGTCATTCGAATATTAGCCATACAACACCATACAGTTATACTTAAGGGAGTATTAACTGTTTCATTGCTATTATCTTCGATCGTTTCGATAACAATGGAACCACCACTTTGGCCAATGCGTCCACTATTGATAGGCACATTTGAAAGGTCATTACTCCATGGTAAAGATAAAGCAACTGTTGGTAGAGCACTAGGTTTAAACCTAATACCTCTAGTCACAGTTGTTGTATCCAATTCCGGAGCATATACTTTCAAATATATGCCTGTTCCTAGTGGAGCAGGAACATGAATTATATAATAAAAATCTGCATGAAAGAAATTATACAATTGCATCATAACATATTGAGGGAATGTACATACCGGATCAATAGTTAGACGTGTTCCTACGGCTGGGGCTGAGAAACGCCTAGGTAAAAATGCACTAAATGCATTTCCAACATCGGCACCTCCAAATATAAAATCTGGATTCATCGTTTCTCTTGGGGCACGGAGTTGATACGTTACAAACGGATCTATCCATGCAGGATGTACAGTCGAAATAGGTTCTCCTACTTCACTTACTACTACACCTGTAGACGTATTGTCTTCCTCGTCAGGATGCTTTGCTAATGTGGACAGGCCAGCGATGACGCGTAGAGGCATGTCGTATATATGCATGGTTTGTGTTGGATTCTGCATACTCATTAAACTGAAATAATTTATACTCTTATTCGGAGATTGTGTTTTACTGATCAATGTAAACAATAGCTGGGCGATCAGCAAGGGCTTCAAAAAGATTAGGACCTATTGGAAATAGTCCTGTAGCTGAAACCTGGTACCCTAACAAAACCGGTACTCCCGGAAATATTATATTATTGAGTTGTGGATAAGGTCTGTTGATTGTGAGCCTAGTAGCGAAGCTTGAATTTTCTGTATTCTTTACTTCAAAACTAGTTCCATATCTAACATCATCCAAAGCCCAAAAATTAAATAATCTTTGTTCACTGCTATTGTTTGAGTAGCTAATTTTGTATTGAACCCATTTTGTAATATACGGACTATATATTTTGGATTCCAATATTGCTACCCTGTTCAACAGAGACGTGATTTGTTGTTTATTAGTATCTACGTCATCTTTTAACTCTCCTATTTCATCATTTATAGATTCTATAGAATGTTGTTGATCATCTATCGTCCCTTCAAGAGCTGTTAATGCATTTGTATTAGCGTTAATCTGAACTTCCAAATTGTTCAATCGTGGATAAATATCATCCGTAATTGCTACTACTTGTTGTTCTAATCCTGCTACGCTAATTGACATAGAATCAACTTGACCTGCTAGATTTGTTGTTGTTGTTTTTAATCTATCTACGTCAGTTGTTAATCCTACTATCATTGTATTTATATTAACAAATTGCTCTTCGTTTCGTGCTTGATTTTGGTCAACCACTTTTGCTAGTCCATCTAGCTGCAGTTTTTGTTGATCTATTTGTGTTTGTACTGCTGTTACTGAATTTTGTATTTGCTTAATTTCAGTAACTTCATTCTCGTCTAAAACGGTGAATAAAGTGGAGTTTTGTTCAAAGATCTCCTCCTTTAAGGCCATAATAACGATTACAAAACTTCTGGAATGTTACCTCCCAGCTCGTATTCAACAATACTGCTAGAGCTTCATTTAAAGCTCTATTAGTACCACATTTCAATTTTTGACAAATTTCGTTGTAGTACTCTTCACCCCATAAGGCGGCTTCAATCATCTGCTCTTGAATTAAATTAATCCACACAGTTGTTTGATCTTCTCTGATGTCAGTCCATACAAAAGGTCCTTCTATAGACCTCTGCAAAAGCGGAGCTAAAACCATACCATTTTCTAATTTAAATCCTCTTTTTAAAAATTGTAAATTTTCGAAAGCAGTAAATGGTTTCTCTTCTCCATCTTTTGAACCTGGAGTCATTATATGACCAGTTGCATTTAAGACATCACGATAAGTACAATAATTGTACTTATCCTTCCATTCATCGCTGACACTTTTTATAATGTCATCTCCGAATGCCACACTTGAGACATTTTGCCTATAATCCCATAAGGATCTAAGTCCGGTTGTCTTAACCCAAGCATATAAACCATAGATGTCATTCGCAAGGCAATTATCAATAGTAGTTGTATAACTACCACTTTTGTTACCTCGGTTGGTTTTATATACTGTTTGATAATCAACTACATAAGTGTCGATAGCATCCAATTCTTCACAAGCTCTTGCTGTATCCCATTTATCAGGACATACTTGTTGAATTACTTGACGTTGAATTTTTCGAACTGCTTTAAATATTTGTCTATGCAAATATTTATCATAGTTCTTATAATCAGCATCAAAATAATTTGGATGTTTCGTCATATATGTAGCTAATTGTTGCCACCCAACTGATTTCGGATCAATTCCTACAGCGTGATAGCATTTCAAACCAGCTTTTGTATATGCTTCTTTGTAAGGACCATATAGCGCTCCTGTAAATAAAATTAAATCTACAGGTATGCAGTGAAAAACTCTAGTTCTTCCACTTTTCGCTTGCGCTATTTTAATGGGTTGGTCCTTTAATTTCGAGCTTGAAAAACTCAAAATTCTATTACCCATTTTTGCTTGTTGCAACTTTAGCACCACTCTATTTCTTAGAGCGTCCCCATTGACGTTTGCTTTAAAAGTTCTTATACCAGTTGTTTCATCAACATCTATAAAATCACTTTTCTTTGGATTACCAGATAAACTCCATGGTAAACCAG